CACGAACCTGTCCAGTCCTATCGTTCAAGACTTGACAGAGAGCAAACTTTCTCGTGCGAATAGTTACGTACGACATTTTCCTAAACTGATGTCTGCGCCGCGTCTCCCTGAGGTTTTCACTGATGTGGCTGAATATCTTACATCATTCCGGTACCGGGCTGGGAATGGATATAACCATATCATTCCAGCTACTTTCACTCGTGATTTCGATGTCACTTCACCGAGCAGCCAGACGTTGCAAACCCGCTTTGAAGCGCTTGGACCAGTGCTTGATGGTGCCCTTGACTCTGATTCATTATCTGCTGCTAACAAGGTTATGGCCCTTAACCGTTTTCTTGACACCCGCGGTAACAGGCAAGTAGTACGTTGGGAAGCGGAATCTTGGGACCGTTGGATCATGTTGGCTAACTTTGCAGCTTCTGTGGACAAGACGGCTTCCTGGGTACAGCCTCTTTATAGGTTGTGGGCCCGGTACGTACACCGTATGGTGTATGATGAAGTAGAGCTTAGCCACGGTCGCACTAAGGGCTGGACCGTTCATGGAGGACCAGCTTGCCATGGTAATACGTGCAACATAGTTCATATCAATGCAGTGTTGCCCGCTGGAGCCAACCCAGTCAACCCGGAGGCCCCTATGTGGACAGCTGATGCGCAATCCGACTTACGCACCGGCCGCGCACAGTTTGTTGACGCTGAAGGAATGACGACTGGGGAGATCATCGAGCTGCTCTCCGCTCTCGTCCCGATCGTTGATACTCAAGTAACACGTTATAATGTTACCGACCCACGCCGGACGACAACCACCGTTATCACTCCAGCAGTTCCCGCCGTCGCTGCTACTTCTACAGGTGCAGCTGTACCAGCGGTCGCAGCTGTTACTCAAGTTAATGTGCAAAACGAGGCTGTTACATACGGTTTCCTTACAGGAGCTAACAGGTACACCTACCCTAATGGTACTCGAACAATATTTGTACATCACGGCAACAAAGCGCTCCCGGACGCTATCACGCAAGCACTTATCGAAAACGGGTTAAACCGCATCCCCAATACCCAGGATATTGCTAGTGTTATACGCCACGTATGCACGAAGTATGATGTAAGTAGCCATAGTGATACCGCTCTAGAAAGTGTTATTGCTCGCTCCGTCGTTTATGATTCTTATGACGTCCTCGGCAAGAGGCCCAATCTAGGGAACTTTCTCTATATCAATGCCGACGGTTCTAACGAGTTGCACTTGCCTCGAGCCTACACTGCCCATGCTTACTTTGATGTTTTCAAGAGCCCCTGTCCCGTCAGCGCAGGTGTTAATTGCGCTTTGGCGTTAAAACCGCTGGAGCTGCTTCATAACGCCGCTCTTGTTGCGCAAGCCCGCGCAACCTCACTGAACTGGGCCGCCTTTTCTGTTTCAATGCTCGGTCAACAGTGGGGTGCGGGTGTAGGCACTAGCAATAACCAATTCATCCGCAATCACACTGATGTTTGGCTACGGCGGTATAACACTGAATTGCTTAACCTCTGGACCACTGTTCACGCGAACGCTATGGCGCATCAGTATAATTTTACGATATCCCCTCAAGCACGAGAGCTTGAAGCGCAGGCAGTAGTTAATTGGTGGGGGGACTTTCAAGCACCATATCTCGGCAATCATTATAACGAACTTTGGATGATGGAACAGATCCCCTCTCACCAAATTCTACCTTTCTACGTTGAGGGCGGTGATTCCCCAGCTCCAACCTGGCCTTCAGATACACCTAAACCTGTTAGCGACTTTCTAACGTTCCAAGGGGATGTGCAACTCGCACGCGATTTGCCTCCTTTCACAGGCCGCACATATATGGCTGATGGTGGAACGACACGCAATGCGCAGTTTTACATGGCCCAAGGTAACGGCACTGGGTTTCGTTTTGAGGGCTCTGCTAGTGGTACCCAACTAGCCAGATGGTCCTCTCAATATTACCATCAGTTCCCGCAGGCACCTGCTAATGACGTACCGACCTGGATGGCAGCTGTTAATTCAGAGTTTGCCGATTTCCTACTCCCAGGTAGTATCCCAGCTCTTAACATGGCTACGAACCGAGTGTACTCCTGGGGTGTTCACCAGACGACCCGATCTGGGGCCGGGCCGGATGCTATATCACGCCGTTGGTATGAGGCTTCTTTAGGCATGGGTGAGCAATCATTGATGGTTAATTACATATCACCAACTCGGGCTCGCAGGCAGATTGATAGCTTGCAAGAATACACACTGCTAATTTGGGAAGATGGTAACCGTTTCGCTGGGATTACAACGGAGCGCAGTGACCTTCCAGATATTGCTGGCTCCGCGTACCTTGACAAGATGCGGGTTCCAGTAATGCCTAGGGACCACCTGCCTGTGGCCATCAGTGATCCTGGTAGCTACCAACCTGACGCTCGAGTCACAAGGAAAGCGAAGAGTACTCCACAGTCAAAGTCAGCCGCCGGCGATGAGACCGTCTTAGGACGAATCACAGCCTATCGGAGAACATTGGAAGCCCCGGCAGACATTCAGTACGCGCCTAAAGTGCCTCTTTTTCAGGAGGATGTGCCAGCTCTTGATACTTTCGAAGTAACTACCGCGCCTGCCGGCATATCCGTTGACACTTACACACCCCTCGGTGGTACTAACCCTGATAGACTCAGCATGATTGAAGAGCGCATTCAAGAGGTAGGACGCCTCCAGGATGCTTACTTGGCTGAAATGTCCGCCAGTCTCAAGGCTGCGAGAGACTTACAGCGACATTCGCAAGGTCAGAACGCACAACCTAGGGTGCAGCGCAGGCCTACTTCCCCAGTGTCACGGAACACTCCCCGTATGCCTCCGGTCACTACTGCCGCTCAGCCTACTCGCACTTACGTTAGTGGAAAAAATCTACCTGTTAAGAAAGTGGTTGAGCCTAATGATAGTGCTGGGGCAACGGCTCAAGCTTATGCAGATAGCTTGCGCGTGCCGCAGACTCAACGCTCAGGTTATGGTGCAGTTCTAGGAGGTGAAGCCACTAAGACTTTGCCACGTATAGCTCGTACACCTGCCGAGGTGAGTGCAATAGCACGCATGTACCAGAAAACTAAGACCGACGATCGGTCGTACTTACAGACGGCGCCCCAGGCTTACGCTAACGAACGTTACTCCCAACCAGAGGTGCGAGAGCCAGCTGAAAGCCAAGTTGAACGCCAACCGAATAAACCTACGCTAGAAGGGTTCCCCGGTTACGAATATGACTTTGGGCACGCAACTGTGGCAGACGGTCAAGCTATAGCAAATATGCTGGAGCACGATAATTTACCCGGGCCGGCCACGTTAACTGCACGATCGGCGGAAAACTAGTTTGGAACGCGGCATACTCTCCAACGGCTACCCTGCGTTCCAATCGGCTAAAAACTATTTTACCCGTTCTAGAAGTTTCAAATCCTGGAATTACTGAACAGGTGTTAGAGTTTTTACTCGCCAGGAGACATCAAAATTACAGCTCCGATCATGTGGAGTTCTTTTACCTATTTTCTGAGGTGCCTTCTACAATTTTAAATATAGCGCCTAATTCTACTTTCAGCGCTATAATTGTATGGCTCTTTGTCCATCCAACACCGATCGATGTGTACAACTGGGTTCCGGATTTAATAGAACCGATACCCGAGCTTCATTATCGGGTGTGCCTGTCAAGCATAGGGAGAAACTTTTTAGAAGGTTACCAGAGAGAAGCTCTCATTACCGGGGAAAATGCTTTCTTCCCAAATTGGGCGGATCAGAACTACTCATGTGCTACAAGGTTGTTGTATATTCTCGGAATCGATCATTCTCCCCTTATATATCGTGACACCGAGGACGTACATGCTGAAGGTATCTTACACAAGGACATGGGAAGGTTACTATCGCTCTTGGGTAATGATATTGTGGTGGAACGACTCCTGATTCCAGCACCCCAAGTGCTCGTGGAACCACCTACCCCACCATCTGGAAGTACACTAACTGTCTACTGGTATACAGACCATGTAGCTTTCTCTTTGCCGTGTAAGTGGTTACCAGGAAATGAACCGCATATTCCTACTAATCCAGGGAGGCGTTTAGAAGAGCAGTTTCCCCCCGCTAAAGGTAGAGCCGGAGCCAAAATCTTTCTGACGACATCTATGCTTAATCCAGCTTGCGCGACGAGTATAGGGCGAAGGCTAGTCGCTTATCTGCTATCCACTCCTAAAGAGAGTAACCTAGAGAACGTCTTTATTTGTGCTCTGCTGTTGCTCCAATATTCGACTGCTGGAGTTGATTTCATTGAATTCATCCTCGCTCACCCGGAGTTACGCAACTACGATTATCAGTCATTAGCTAAGATTCTGAAGAAGATTCATCATACAGTTAGGACTACAGGGCATCTACCAAATTTCCTTAAAGCTTACGAGAGAGTTTCGGACTCAAGGGAGTGGGCTGATGGTTTGTACGGGATTGACACGCTCCTGGGTAGGAGTGATGCTGCTCCCCTCGACTTCGCAGCTGAGGTTATCATGCGTCTCAGTGATCCTGCAAAAAGGGCGATACCCGCAGTACATGAGGGTAACTTGATATTTGACACTGACCAGTATCAAATTTGGGATAAAGCCTTCTCTCTAGAAGCAGTACGGGATTTGTTAATAGAAAAACCCGTTATGGAGACGTTTGACCGGTGGTATTCTCGACGTATGTTTTGGGGTGCCTCAGGTGGGGCACCAGGGGCTACAATTACATGGGCAGATAGTCAGGAGAAGTTACGCCTAAATAAGCGTGGGGCCCTTTTGCGCATTGGAGGACCATATTTACGGAGTCTTTTGCTTAAGGCTAGTAGGGCTGTACAGTGGTCTACAAAAAGTATCAAGTTCGAGAGCGGTAAGCAACGTGCCATCCTCAACACTAGCGTTGAGAATTATATATTCCAGGCTTATCTCCTTGATGCTTTTGATCGTAATACCAGGGGTTCAACCTGGTATTCAACTTCGCACACGCTCGGCGACCGGATTAGTAACCATATCAGGCGTATTGCGGATCTGAAGATCGGGCACGGCTTTATGTGGGATTTTTCGGATTTTAACATTAATCATGATTTCCAGGGTATGCGCAACCTATATTCTGCTGTTGCCACGGTATTACTCGAGCGTATGAGTGGTGGTACGGTGCATAGCTTACAAGCGACGGTAAGGAAAGATGTTACGAGTGTTTTAACTCAGATTCTAGCCGCTAGATCAAATACTTACATAGCCGATAATAGTACAAATATGGTCGCCAGAATAGTCC